CTCAGACCTTCCGAAACCGCCTAATCGTTCAACCCAGGGGCCCTGAGGCCTGGCAATAGAGCGACACCAAGTACCGTTGCATGGCAACGTGAGCGAACGCACGTCACTTTAGCTCACTTGGTCTCTTTACACGCCCTCTGACTTTACTTGCCAGGGAGTCGGTAACAATTTAGTCCCTTAATTCAGGGATCCTAACGCCTTCTCTTTCGATTAGCGATGGTGTTACTAACTACCTTCCTCCCCGCGACAGCAGAGTTAGACTGCTACCCCCGGCCATGGTGCCGAATCTTAATACGCATCCGATAAGTCTCGAACCGCCTGTTTCCAAGGGTCCAGCTTGCGTATTCCTTCGTCAACACTCCTCGGCTGATACCACTCAGGAACGTAGTATCGCCGGGTCTTCTCTACCGTCGGCCGCCGCAACGCGGCAAGCTTACCGAGGAAAGTAAGCATGCTGCGCGGCTCGCGCTTAAGGTACGAGAAGCTTCGACGCACCCAACCTATTGAGGGGTTGAATGCGCCCTTATCCTCTGCACGGAAGCGTCCGACGTTCCTTAAATGGATCGCCAGACAAATTCTCTCGTCTTCCGCCGGCTCACCTCGCAGAGCCACCAGAGATTCATCCACGCCACTGGGACGTGCAGGAAGATCCGTATACGAACGCTTCCTATGAATCTCCCGGTTCCTACAGAAACCGGGATACGACCGCGGGTGCAGTCGTAGCTGGGCAGGGGATAAACCCCATCTCTTACCAACCCGTGAGCGGACGAACGCATCCGTCCACTCGACCCTTGACCGGACTGCAGCTGCAGCATGCTGTAGCCCGGAAAAGTTGGTAAGAAAACTACCTCTCCTCAGATGGTGTACCTGACGCCATCTGCCTCTTCCATCCTTCAGGAAGCATGTCGAGTTGATCTCTGCTACTACCTGAGACCGGATAGTCTTAGCCTCATTGAGGATGAAACCTGGGGGGTAACACCCTGCACTAACCGGACTGTTAGACGATATCAAGGTATCGTCCCCATTAACAAGGATGACTGCCTCCACACCTCGCGTTGCCCAGCGCGCCGCGATGTATGATTGGAGACAGAGAAGAGGAAAGGAGAGATAGCTCCCCATCATCTGCCCGTGACTCACTTGGATCACCTCCTTCCCCATCTCAACTAAACAGGGAAGTGCATTCGAGGCAAGGGTTTTAATCTCACCGGGAACACGACTTGCCCTCGCGAGCAAGCAGTCCAAGATCGTCCCGGCCACTGACAATGACAAATTGTCAGTAGCCGCCACGAGGTCAACAGAGGTTTGAACCTGGAGTCGACATGATGATGTTATACGTCCTTCCGTAGGGGGTCCTACAAGGAGCCAGTCAAAACTGGAAAGATGATTATAAATCATCTTGTGGAGTGGGCCAAGAAGGTCGTTGCGCTCGTCAAAAATCGTCAGAGCGCGGACCTTCCCAGCCGACAACACCTCCTTGTACCGCGCGCGTAGTGGTTCGGTCGAAAAGCCCTTACCACTTAGCGTGTTCCTACGGAACTCTTTATCTCCGCCCCTCTTTGCGAGGAGCAGATCAGCCCGAGAGGATTTCTCCAATC